AAGGCCCGCTCCAAGAAGAACCGGCCATTACTCCTGGCCGAACTGGAACAGCGTTATCGAGAATTGCCTGAGTTTTAGCTCTTTCGCGGGCCGTTGTTTTTAATGCATCTCCGGATCGAAGTCGTCCTCTGGACCGGCTCCGTGCTCTTCCGCGGGCGCCCCGCCGTGGCCGTGGCCCTCGCCCATCGGCATCCCGGGCGGGGACCACCAGTCGCCGGCCATGCCGCCGAAGGGATCGGCGCCGCCCGCCGCCAGGGCCTCGCCCAGGGAGGTCGGGACGCCGAGCTGGCCCAGGCTGGTCGGCACGCCGAGGTCGGCCAGGGTCTGGTGGATGTCGCCGGAGGGGACGCCGGCGCTCGTGCCCCAGGCGTTCGCGGCCTCGAATGGCGAGCCGGAGATGCCGCCGAGCTGGGCGTTCATGCCCCGCGCGCCCGCGATCTGCTCCATGGTCGAGGCGAGCCCCTCCTGGACGTTGACGCCGCCCCCCTCGCCGATGCCGAAGCTCTGCCCCGTGACCGAGGGCCGCTGGTATGCGGCGCCGGTGTAGGGCTGCCGGCGGGTCGAGAAGCTCAGGGTCGTCACGTAGCTCGTCCCGCCGCCGCGCTCCCGGTACTGGAGCTGGACCGCCACGATCGGCGCCGCCAGGGACTCCCAGCCGGTGGTGTAATCGTGCCCGGCGATGTTCAGGGCGTGGCCGAGCGTCAGCGCCGCCGAGAGCAGGCCGAAGTAGGGGATGGAGCCCTCGTGCACGACGTCCTGCACCGAGCCCAGGTACTCCTGGGCGAAGACCTGCATGTTGCCCGAGTTCGAGTAGTCGCGCCAGTCGGGGACCGTGATCGTCTTGGTGCGCTGGATGCCGAGGGTCGTGTATGCCGTCCCCTGGTACTGGGGCGTCCCGCCCGAGTCGGGGGGCCAGACCGCGGCGAGGACGCCGGTGTGGACGGGGAGGAAGGCCTCCAGGTCGTTCACCGGGACGGGTGTCTGGCCGTCCGCGCTGAAGACCAGGGCGGTCGGCTTCGACGTGAGGACGTGGCCCGAGGTCGGGTCGACTGAGATGCCGATGCTCGACTGGCGATAGGGGGGGTTGCCGCTCGCGCTGTAGAAGACGGTCCCGGCCGGCGTGCTGGTGAGGGTGGCGGCCGTCCCGTCGGAGTTGCGATAGGCCACCGGGTAGGGGAAGTAGTTCGCGAGCTGCGCGGCGATCTGCGTGTTGGTGACCTTGTACCGCCGGAAGACATAGGAGGCCCCGCCGCCCGTCAGGTAGAGCTTGAAGGCGTTGTACGTGGTCGCGGGGAGCGTCGCGTCGATCGTCAGGTCGCTCGTCCCCCCCGGCGTCATGGCGGTGTTGGCGGTCACGCGCGCGGTGAACTGCTGCTGATAGCCGGTGATCACGTCGGACCAGACGACGATCACGCCGTGGCGGCCGCTGTCGGTCTGGTCCAGGGCATCCGCGCCGAACTGGGTGGCATGGTCCGCGCTGGTGATCCGGACCGTCGTGGGGTTCGGGCAGGTGCAGGTGCCGATGATCTGGGCGCCGAAGGCCGGGCCGGTCAGCGTGACGGTCGGCGCCGAGGTGTAGCCGCTGCCGGCGGAGCCGACCGTGATCGCGGTCACGACGCCGCTGGAGATCGTGGCCGTGGCCGTGGCGCCCGAGCCGCCGCCGCCGGTGATGGAGACCGTGGGCGCGGCGCTGTAGCCGTAGCCGCCGTAGTCGACCGTGATCGAGCCGACGGTTCCGCTCGAGAGGGTCGCGTGCGCGGTCGCCGTGCCGGGGGAGACGGTCGGGTCCTGGTAGTCGGTCGCCCGCCAGTTCGCCTTCGCCTGCGCGTTCGTCAGGCCATCGTGGGCGAAGTCCTCGGCCAGGCCGCCGTCCGGCGACGAGCTGCCGGGCCAGGGCTGCAGCGCGAGCGTCACGGGCACGACCAGGTCATGCCCGCGGACCTCGCATCGCGAGTAGCAGCCGGACCAGTCGGTGGTGATCTGGGGCTTGCCGACGCGCGGATCCGCCGGGTCGTCCAGCGTCAGGGTGATGTCGGCCGGGAAGGTGCGCGGGTCGAGGAACCGGAGGTTCCCCTGGGGGTCGACCTGGAGGAAGTGGTTCGGGTGGACGCTCTGGACGGCGCCCTCGATCGCCTGGAGGATCCGCTCGCCGGCGATGTCGAGCTCGAAGGGGGGGATGATGCTCAGGGCGTCGAGGTCGGAGAGCGTCGCGGCCGGGAGCCGCGAGAGGATGACGACCGGAGCGGTCGTGTAGTGGGAGCCGCCGTTCGTGACGTTGATCGCGGTGACGACGCCGCCGGAGACCGTGGCCGTGCCGGTGGCGCCCGTGCCGCCGCCGCCGGAGAAGAGCACGGTCGGCGCCGTGGTGTAGCCGGAGCCGCCCGCGGTGATCGCCACGGTGTTCTGGACCACCCCGCCGCTGACCGAGCAGGTGGCCGTGGCGCCGGTGCCGGCGGAGGTGTAATTCACCAGGCCGGCGGCCGCGAGCGCCGCGGAGTTCTGCGGCATCTCCAGGACCTCGGCGACGATCTGGCCCATGCTCCGGCCGTCGCGCGACGGGATGTCGTCCGGGTCGTCGGAGGGCGTGTTGTACCGCGAGGTGTCGGTGAGCGTGTTGCTGTCGGTGACCGGGATGTACTCGGCGCGCTTCGCCAGGCCGTAGCACGTCCACTCGCGGACCCAGCCGAGCTGCGGGTCGTGGTGGGTGAGGTGGCTGCCGGTGTCGCCGGCGAAGATGGTCACCCCGTCCTGGATCAGGGTGACGGTCTTGCCGTCGAACGGGTCGGGGCCGGAGGCGAGCGTGATCCCGGTCCGCGCGAAGGTGAGGGTCGGATAGCCGTCCTTGACGTAGGGATAGCAGTCGCCGATCGTGACCTTCTGGGACTTGCGGTCGATGGCGGCCCCGTTGATCTGGAGGACGGTGCTCATCAGGCGTACCCGTAGTCGGTGTTGGTCGGCAGGTTCTCCTGGAGCCGCATCGCGGTCTGCCGGGCCTGGGACTGGAGCTGGCGGATCATCGACGCGGCCTGCTGCTGCTTGGCCGCGAGCCGGGCGACGTTGGCCTGGGTGGCGCCGAGGGACTGGCCCATCCCGCCCATCTGGTTCATCATGGCCTCGTCATTGGGGCCGGGTTTCGCCTGCCCCGCCTGGTTGGGCGCGGGCACGCCCCCCATCGGCCGCTGCTGACGCTCGGCCTGGCGGGCGTTCTGGGTGGCGGCGTTGGGCCGCGCCAGGGCCGTGTTGGGAAGCGCCCCGCGCTCGGCGTTGGCGCGGTCGGCGGCGACCTGGGCCCGGGCGTTGAGCGGTCCGGGCGGCTGGGGGCCGACGCCGCGGTGCAGCCCTCCCCGCCGCCGGCCGGAGAGCATGGCCTCGGCCCGGGCCTGGCGGATCTGCTTCTGGATCTCGAGGATCGCTTGCTCCTGCTGCCGCGCCGCCGCCAGTGCGGCTTCCGGCGAGCCTGGCCGCTGCGGTCCCACGAAGTTCGGCTGTGCGGTCGCCAGCCGGCCACGTCCTTTCCCGCGCACGACGGCCGCCGCCTTCTTGCGATTCGCGCGGGCGGCGGCCAGCCGGCCTTTCAGGCGGTTCTCCCGGAACTGGAGCTGCCCCGCCGTCATCCCCTGGAACGGGTTCGGGGCCGCCGGCCGGGGCTGCAGCCGCGCCTTGCGGGCCGCCTCCTCCTCCGCCAGGCCCTGCTGCGCCTGCCCGAGGTTCTGGAGGATCGGGGCCATCTGGCGGTCGCGATTCGGGAGGTTCTGGAAGACCCCGCCGAAGCCCCCCGGCAGGGTGAGCATGCCGACGCCTCCCAGGATCCGCTCGCGGGCCACGGCCAGCGGCCCGGCGTCCGGGGCCACGATCGGCGGCAGCGGCATGGCCAGTTGACGGCGCATCCGGGCCAGGTGGATCTCGAAGGCCTCGACCGCCTTCTCGCCGCCGGTGAGTCTCGCGGCCAGCCGCGACACGGGATTATCCGTGATCTCGACCATCATCTGCAGGAAGGGCCGCTTGATCATCTCCACGATGACCGGGCCGATCCGCGAGAACATGTCCTGGACGTAGGCGCCGAGCCCGGCGAAGAGGTGCTCGAAGACCGTCAGCGCGTTCATGCCGAGGGTCCGCATGTTCTCGGACAACACCGGCCTGATCCGGTCGAGGATCACCACCAACTGCTCGAACTTCTCCAGCGCGAACTGCTTGCCGAGCTCGACGAACTCGCGCCAGTGGGTGACCAGGAGCCCGGTGTAGCTGATCGCCTTCTCGATCGGCGCGAACATCCCGGAGAGCCAATCCTTGTTGGCGGCGATGACCTCCTTGAGGTTGCCGCTGACCCGCCCCATGGCGGTGGCCAGCGCGCGGATGATGGGCAGGCCGAGGTTGCCGACCTCGAGGGTCAGCTGCATCCAGCCGTTGCGGAGCTTCTCCAGCTGCGCCGCCGTGGTGTTGCCGGCGATCTCGTTCTCCCGGAGGATCGAGGCCAGGCTGTTCCACTCGCCCTCGGCCGTCTTGACGTACCCGGGGATCTTGTCGATGATCTGGGCGAGCTGGAGCATGGAGGTCTTGACCCGGGCGCCCCGGAGGCCCATCTGGTCGAGGACCTGGAACTGCTCGGGGCCGGAGAGCCGCTTCAGCCCCCGCTCGAACTCCACGAGCGCCAGGAGGGGATCGGCCCGCATCATCCGGGCGAACTTGTTCATCGAGACGCCCGCGACCTGGGCGAATTGCTCGGGCGCCGTGGCCATGCGGCTGAGGACCTGGGTCATGGCCGTGCCGGCGACCTCGTTGTTGATGCCGGCGTCCTTGAGCGCCGTGGAGAGTGCCAGGAGCTTCTGCGGTGCCAGGCCGAGCGTGGCGGCGGGGCCGGAGATCCGCTGGGTGATATCGAGGATGTCGCGGCCGGTGGCCGTCGAGGTGTCGTCCAGGCGGTTCAGCGCGCTGGCGAAGTTGATCGCGTTCTCGGTGCCCAGGTGGAAAATGTACAGGATGCGGCCGATCCGCGTGGCGGCCTCCTCGGCGGGGATGTCGTCCAGCGCGACGGTGATCATTCCGACGTCGCGCGCGAAGTCGGCGACCTTGTCCCCGGCGACCCCCAGCCGCCCGCCCATGACGGCGATCTGGAGCAGGCTCTCGTAGCTCATGCCTCCGAGCGTCGTGCTCAGGCCGGCGAGCTTCTGGCGGAGGTTCTCCAGCTCGATGCCGGTCAAGCCGGTCGTCTTGCGGACCTGGCTGAGCCGGCTCTCATAGTCGATCGCGGAGGAGATCGCCTGGTCGAAGCCCTGGGCGATCTCCCGGCCGGCGAGCAGCGCGGTACTGACGCCGGTAACGATCGTGATCGTCTTCGCCAGGTTCGCCAGCCGGCCGTCCACCTGGTCCAGCGCGCGGAGGAACTGGTCGTGGGTTACATTGAGCGTCAGCGTCAGGGTTTCGTTGGGGCCTGCCATGGGCGTCGCTCCTCGGTGCTCGCTAGCGCCGCGCCTCGCGGTGGCGGATGTCCTCGTCCCGGGCCTCGCGCAGCAGGTAGCCGCGGATCTCGATCAGGGTGAGCTGCTCGACGCGCCGGGCGTCCCAGCCGCGCTTGCGGGCGAAGAAGTGGAGGACCTCGCCCCAGTCGGCGGGCCTCCCGTCGGCGTCGACGAAGAGGGACCTTTTGGGTCCGGGATGGCCCCCCCGTTCTCCTCCTGGAGCCTGCGCTCGATCTCCCGGAGGTCGTCCTCGACGCAGCGGGCGAGGATCTCGCCCCAGTCCTCGCGGCTGAGCTGCGGGTGGTGCTTGCGGCCGGCGAGGTAGACCTGCTCGCGCATCCCCAGGAAGGTCTTCAGGACCCGCGTGGCCTCGGGCGTGCCGAGGTGGCCGTAGCCCGAGCGCGCGACCTCGAAGGCCTCGAGCAGGATCTCCTTCTTGACCTCGGGTTCCTGCCCTTCGGCGAGCCGCCTGGCGATGGCGATCAGGTCGGGGACCTGCGTGAGGACCCAGGCTTCGAGCTCCTGCGTGTCCCTCAGGTCCAGCGGGCTGAGGCGATAGGTGACCCCGCGGACGGTGATGTCCTTGGGGCCGAGGTCGGCGAGGCGGATCGGTTCGATGTCGGGCTCGAACATGGTCACTCGTGGGTTCGGGGAAGGGAACGGAAGGGGCCGGGCCGGTCAGGACATGGCGAACGAGACGTCCTGGCCGGCGCCTGAGTTGGCCGTCGGGTCCCAGAGGTTCTGGAGCGTCAGCTTCCTCATGTAGACCCGGTTGAGCGGCAGGTCGTACGGGAGGCTCTTGATCCGGTTGGCGCCGTTGAAGCTGATCGCCAGGTTCGTGCCGGTCACCCCGGTGGTGAAGCCGATGCTGCAGGTCTGCGCGGTGATGGCCTCGTAGGGGACCTGGTCGTCGGGGGTGGGCCTGAGGCGGATCGTCGCGTCCAGGGTCGAGCTGCGCCCGCAGAACTGGAGCACGGTGCGGTGCGCCGCCTCGAACCGGCGTCCGTCGATCACGTTGTTGACCTTCAGAGAGAGGTCCTCGTACTGGGTACGCGCCGTGGGTGAGCCGATCTTGAGGTTGCCGGCCGTCTGGCGGAACGTGTAGGGGCCGGTCGGGTACACGCTCTCGGAGGTCGGGGTGGGGAATTCGGTGTCGGTGGGATCGCTGGTGGCGTCCATCTGGTTGCCGTAGACCTGGGCGCTGACCAGGTCGAGGCTCAGGTTGGCGAGGGTCGAGCCCCGCGAGACTTCGAGGGTCATCGCGCCGACCTTGGTGCCGGCGAACCGCCGCTTCTTGTAGGTGCCGTCGCTGCGCATGATGGCGTGATACACGGAGCAGCTCGCCAGGTCGC